TGCCGAGTCATTGCCTCTCAAACTCAAAATAGAGGACACCGTATTCGCTTGTCGCGCCGCGCTCAAATCGGGCTATGTGAAAGGCGGGGGACTTTGCTTAAAAGAAATCGCCGACAAACTTCCCGAAAATCACATCTTAAAAGAAGCTCTCCTCGCTCCCTATAAGCAAATCCAAGAAAACGCAGGCGGAAATCTTGACATAGGAAAAGACATCATTGACCCCGCAGATGCGGTATACTACACGGTAGAGCACGCGACTTCGGTGGTGGCTTCGCTTATCACGGTCGGGAATCTCATTGCCGAGGAAGAAGAAATGCAGGCAGGCGAAGGCGAAATGCAAATCGCAAAAGCAATCAACGGTTATACGATGCTCTTAAAGAAAGAGAAAGGAATTATGTCAGAAAATGAACGCCTTGCTTCGCAGGATATGAGTAATGGATTAACGGATGATGAGCAAATTATGATGGACAACGGTTGATAATATACTTATGAAAAAAGGACAAAAAGCATCAGAAGAAACAAAAAGAAGAATGAGTATGGCTCAAAAAGGTCATCCTGTTTCTGATGAAGCTCGTAGAAATATGAGTGAATCCCATAAAGGGAAGATTATTTCTGAAGAACAAAAACAAAAATTAAGTAAAATAGCAAAAGAAAGAGGTTTTGGTAAATGGATGAAAGGAAGAAAATTATCTTTGGAAACTAAAGAAAAGTTGCGCAAAGTCAATTTGGGTCATCACCGTGGTGGATGGAAATTTAACCCAGAACAATGCAAAAGGATAAGTATTGCTAAAAAAAAGAATCTTCCCTTATTTGCTTTTAAGGAAGGGCATACTCCTTGGAGTAAGGGGATTGTTGGAATAATAAAACACCCAAACAGGAAATCACCAAGTTTCGTGTCTTATAGGGGTGAAAAACATCATCTTTGGAAAGGAGGAAGGGCAACATTAAAGGCGAGGCAATTGGTATATAAATCTCGTCGTAAGGCAGCTAAATTAGGAGGTGGGGGACAACACTCACCAGAGGAATGGGAAAGTGTTAAAATGTCTGTAGGTTTTATGTGCCTCTGTTGTAAAAGATTTGAACCAGATATAGAATTAGTTAGAGACCACATCATTCCTCTCTCAAAAGGGGGCTCGGATGAAATAAAGAATATCCAACCTCTTTGCAGGAGTTGTAATGCGAGAAAATATACAAAGGAGATTGATTATATTAGTCCGTTTTTCAAACAGAATGAAAAACTTGCCGAAATGGATAATAATGGTGGAATGACCACGGAAGAATTACTCGCACAAGATAACGGATAACATATGGAATACAATCTAGAAACGAGATTTATAAAGGGTGATGCTATATCTCCTGATATGATTCAGGTTTTGTTTGACGCTAAATTAGCGGAGGAATTGTTTCGTGATTTTTCAGGACTTGCTAGTAGAGTTGCAGATAAAATCGCAGAGGAGATTTATCCCGAAATGGAACAGAAGATTTTATCCGACCCATTATTTAAGGATAGAATTATTAGCGAGGTACTGATTCGTATTTCAAATCGTTTGGCGGATAAAGGATTAACGGATAATAAATAATTTATGGAACCCCGCGCGGTAAAAGACGAAATCTACAAACGAATGGGAAAGCCCAAGTATATGTCTACGCATAAGAAAGAAATGAAAAAGAAAATGCCGAAGATGTAGGGCGAGGGTATGACCTATGGCGACAATTCGGCAGAAGAGGCTAGCGAGAGCAATAGTGGAGACAGCAAATCTTGACTATCCGCCAACTGCTGGTGAACTGTTAGAATCTGTTAGATACGGCAAGATTTCAAAGCAACCGTCAAGGGTAATGAAAAGTAAGGGAGTATTAGAAGAATTAGAGAATCTAGGTTTTACGGTTGAAGGAGCTGATAATGTCGTGCAGAAGATTCTATACAAAGGGAAAAAAGAAGAAACGAAACTGAAAGCCGCAGACATTGTGTATAAAAGATTAGGTGCGTATGAAGATACGAAACAGGGAGCAATGAAAGCTGTTATCTTTATGCCGATAGAGATAATGAATAAACACGGAATCAATGCAACTCCATCCATCACAGAGCATAGTAGCTAAAGATAAACATAGATTTCGTGTAGTGAATTGCGGGAGGCGTTTTGGTAAAACAACGCTTGCCGCTTGGGAAATGATTGGATTTGGTGTTGCATATCCTAATGCTCGTATTCCGTATTACGCGCCGACACGAGACGATGCGCGGGACATTATGTGGAAGATGTTACAGGATATTGCGAAAGATTTAATTGTTGATTTGAATGAAGGGCGACTAGAATTGACTATAAGAAATAATTGCGGGGGAACTTCTCAATTACTCCTCTATGGATGGGAAGCAGTGCAAGAAAGAAAAAAGGGTGTTGGTGTGAAGAATAATTTTATCGTGCTTGATGAAGTGTCAAAGTATCGCAACTTTTGGATGGGGTGGCAGGAAGTATTGAGACCGACCCTTACTGACTTACGAGGGGAAGCAATGTTCGTAAGTACTCCTTCTGGGTTCAACCACTTCTACGACCTGTTCGGAATGGAAGCAAAAGACACGGATTACAAATCATTTCATTTTACCAGTTACGACAATCCNTTTCTTCCAGTTGGAGAATTAGACAAGACAAAAGTTGAACTCACTGAAGACCGGTTCGCCCAAGAAATTATGGCTGACTTCCGTAAGACCGAAGGACTGGTCTATAAAGAGTTTGATAGAGAACAACATATTTATTCCGATGCCGATGTAGAGGCAGACCCGATAAATAGAATTAAACTATTCGGTGGTGTTGACTTCGGCTTTACCAATCCCTGCGCGGTGCTTTCAATAGAGAAAGACAACGATGCGCGGTATTTCATCACAAGCGAATGGTACAAAACACAGCAGACAGACGCTCAAATTGCCGACTATGTCGCCGCGCTCAAATGGAATGAGTGCTACCCAGACCCCGAAAGCGCAAGCGGAATAGAAGAATTGAAGCGCAGAGGAATAAATGTGCGCGAAGTAATAAAGAACAAAGACAGCATACGAAACGGAATCAACACCATACGAGAACTCTTCAAATCAAACCGGCTCTACATTCACGAATCGTGTCAAAACCTTATATGGGAACTAGAAACATATTCATACCCTGATAGGAAGTCAATGCACAACGAAGATGAGAATCCGATTAAAGAGAATGACCACGCTTGTTTTATTGCTGGAACAAATGCAGATGGATACGATATTGAGAAAGTCGGAGTACAAACTGGAGTTAAAGATGTGTACGAATATGAGATAGGCGGGGAGAAAATAACAGCAACAGTGAATCATCCAGTTTATACACATAGAGGACTTGTAAATATGGATGCTTTGCGGTATGATGATGTTATATGGAAAAACAAAGCATCATTTATGCAGGTATCAGGTGGACAAGATATCCAAACAGTCCTTCAAGGACTCAAAGGGTTTATTTTCTCAGTACCAAAGCGTTTGATGGAGGCAAGAGAAAGAGATTACATAGATTTATATGGGAAGAAACAAACGGAATTATTCCAAATGGATACTGTATTCATCATATTGACGGCGATACCAACAATAATTCATTGGATAATCTTGCTTGTATTCTCGGCGGTAAACACATTAAGGATCATTGGACTAAAGAAAATAGGAAAAGGGCTAGAACATGGAAAAATATCCAAAATGCTGTTGCATCGGCTTCCGAGTGGTCAAAAACTACAATTGGTCAACAGAGGAGACGTGAGATTGGAAAATCCTGTACACACTTTTTACTTGAAAGAAAACCAATTACAAGAGAGTGCGATTTATGTGGAAAAGAATATACAACAAAAGGGAATGGGCGAGATAGATTCTGCCATGTCAATTGCCGTGCAAAAGCACTTCGTTGGTCGCGTACCCGTTTACAATCTGAAAACGAAAAGTGGTATGTACCTCGCAAACGGATTATTGGTAAGTAATTGTGATGCCGCAAGGTACGCCCTTTCAATGGAACAAACGATAGTATCTTCGGGGAGTGTCGTTATCCACAGACCAGCAGTTGCAGGATTTGCAAGAATGCGAAACTGATTGTGCTATAATCATTGACAATGAAAAAGAAATCTGACATTCAAGCACGACTCACTGTTTATGGAATTGGAGAGATGAATAAGCGAGGGTGGACTAGATTCATTAAATGGATTGAGATGATTTATCAAGAGTTTCATAGTGAAGACAAAGCAATATATAATCAAAAAAGATTCCGCCACACACTATACAAACCATGATTGCCGATATAATCAAAGACAGTTCTCCAACTTCCTCCTATATGCCGAGCAAGGATGTTATTGAATTTAGTTCAGTAGTGAAAAAAGATTACGCTACTGGTCATCAGATACTCAATAAAAGTTGGAACGAATTAAACGAGAGTTCAATCATAGACGATATGAATCGCGGGCGCAGAATGTTCAATGCGTTCGTGGATGAATCGTTTGAAAATCCCTCCGATGCGTGGAAATGGCGAGGCACGCGTTCAATGGCTCGGAACAAAGGAATCGCTATGCACGCGAACCTTACAGCAGGTTATATGCTCCCTAGTTTCCAAGCACAGAATGACGATGATGAGATAGACCGAGGTGTGTCAGAGTTTATGACCGACCTCGTGGAATGGATGGCGCAAGACGAGAACTCTAACTACAAAGAAAACTTTCTATCCCTTGTATTCGCAATGGAAACCGACCCTGTTGTCTATCTCGGAGCGGAGTATCAGAAAGTAATGCAAGAGATAAAGATAAAAGAAGAGTCGGGGAAATACACGAAGAAAGAAATACTGGATGAAGTATTGTCAGGTTTCAAAGCTCCTATCTATACCGCCGACCAAGTGCTTATCAGCAACGCATTTGAAAGGAATATCCAAAAGCATCGTTTTAATATCACGCGGAAATGGATTGAATACCAAGAAGCTGAAGCGAAATACGGGAAGCACGAGAACTGGAATTATGTCGGCGCAGGACAACAAACGGTCTATAACGAAGACGACGGACTATTTTATGAAATCAAAGACGACGAGCATCCGTTCCTCGTAGAAGAGGTAACCTACAAAAATCGTAGAGAAGATTGTGAGGTGTGTTTTCTCGGAGGTATTTATATGGGTAATACGAATGTGGACAACAATCCTATAAAGCACAGGGATAACTTCGGTGCGCCGCGATATAATCTCCAGCAATTTGGTTTCTATCCTATCGATTCGCATTTCTTTTTCTACAAGTCAATGATGAATGCGATGCGTTGGGACAATGCGCTGTATGACGCTTCAACAGAAATCATCGCTAACAGGGCAATTCTTGATGCAGAGATGCCTATCGCCGTGTCGGGTTCGGACAAGATAGACGGGGATATTATTTACCCGAATGCAGTGGTGGCGTTCGCGGATAAAGACACAAAGGTTTCCCCACTGATGCCTCCTTCAAACCTCAACCCTCTTATCGCTTCGCTCAATATGACCGCAGAGAGTATGTCTGAAGGCACTGTATCTGAAACAATCGCGGGGCAACTACCAGCCGCCTCGCAGAAAGCGTTTACCGTTGCTCAAGCACAAGCCAACTCAAAGAAGATAATCGGTGGTGTAGCGAAAGGACTCGCGGCTTCGGTAGCGCGATATGGACTTCTTATGGGAGATATTGCAATTAACAACCTCTCCATTCCGCAAGTAGATGACATTGTGGGAGAGCATACGAAATTGAAATACAAAAAGTTTATGCTCCAAAACAAGGAAGTCGGAGGACAGAGAATGCCGAAGCAACTGATGTTCAGCGAGGAACTTATCGGCGCAGAAATGACCGAAGACGAGATGCGAATGGCGAATCTTGACCTCTACGGAGAATCCGAGAAGAATAAGATGGCGATATTGAAAGCGAATCCTGAAATCTTCGCCAAGATGAAATACTATGCAAGAGCTGACTACAAAGAAGTATTCCAGCAGAGCGATGAGACGATGCAGGCACTCTTGATGGCTCTTGAGGCGCAATTCNGAATGAATCCGTTTGTAGACCAAGAAGCACTGGTGCGCGAAACATTCTACTCCTTCTTCCACAGCAA